ACGTTCGTCCTCGAGACCGCGGCCTACATCGTGGCTCGCGCCGACTGGTCGATGACACTTCATCGGGTGATCAAAATGCACCCGTACTACGCGGATCACTAGGAGATCAGGATGCCGATCGAGAAGTATCTGAAACCACCACAGGGAGTCCGGGAGGCACTGCGCCGGGGCCTGGAGCTGCACGAGGCCGGGGCAAGCGGCGACGGTCTGCAGCCCGAGACGGTGTCGTGGGCCAGGAGGATGGCCTCGGGGGAATCCGCGAGCCGTGACAAGATCATCAAGATGAGGGCCTGGCATGCCCGTCACGCTGTGGACAAGCGTCCCGGGTGGGACAGCCCGCCGACCCCGGGGTATGTTGCCTTCCTCCTCTGGGGCGGCGAACCCGGCCGGGTATGGAGTAATAAGGTATCCGACATGATCGACCGAGAGGAGGCCGGCAAGGCCATGAAGACAATCGACCGCAAGTCCGTCCGAATCTCGGACGGCGACCTGGCCGACGAGGCCGGCGTGTTCACCGGGTACGCATCGATTTTTGGCAACGTAGACCAGCACGGCGACGTCGTGGTCCCGGGTGCGTTCCGTAAGTCTCTGACCGAGCGCGGCAACGTCGTGCCTCTCCTGTGGCAGCACGACACCACCGAGCCTGTCGGCGTGATCGAGCTGGTCGAGGACAGCAAGGGTCTGCGCGTCGTGCGTGGCGAGATCAACCTCGAGACATCCCGTGGTCGTGAAGCATATGCGCTGCTCAAGCAGGGCGCGATCAAGGGCCTGTCGATCGGTTATCAGGTCGTGCAGGACGGCTGGCAGGGCAAGGTCCGGCAGCTCAAGGAACTCAAGCTCCTGGAGGTATCTCTCGTGACGTTTCCCGCGAATGAACTCGCAAGTGTTACCGACATCAAGAACGATTACGGGTCTGAGCATCAGGCCCGGATGGCGCAGGTCCTCACGCTGATTGAAGTGGGTATGAAGGATTTGGCCATGGCGAAGGCCATGATGGAAGCACTCGTCATGGAGGGGCCGGAGGAATCCACCCCGCCAGAAGGAGCCGCACCGGAGGAGCCCGGGATGTCAGAGGATGGCATGCCGGAAATGGACACGCTCGCCGCTTTGCTGCGTGCGGCACTGAAAGGATAGTGAACATGTCTGAGATTCAGAATCTCTGGCACGAGTTCAAGTCGGTCAACGACCGGGCCCTGGCGGAAGCCAAAGCCCTCGGCGAATCGGCTGCTGAGACTCGCGCCCACGTCGATCGCATCAACGATCGCATCGACGCCCTCGAGACCAAGAGCAACCGTCCTGCCCTCGGCAACGCTGCCGTGGCCATCGACGAGAGCAAGGCCGCGTACAATAAGTTCCTGCGCACCGGCGCTGTCGAGCAGAAGGCCCTGATCCTGGCCGACGATACCCTCGGTGGCTACCTGGCTCCCGAAGAGTTCGTCCGCGAGATCATCAAGGGCATCACGGTCGCAAGCCCGGTCCGTTCGGTCGCTCGCGTCCGCCAGACCGCTGCCAAGGCCATCCAGCTCCCGAAGCGCTCCGGCGTGTTCTCGGCAGCCTGGGTTGCTGAGTCGGGTTCGCGCACCGAGACCACCGGCCTGACCTTCGGGCTGGAGGAGATCCCTACGCACGAGATGTACGCCCTGGTGGATGTCTCGCGCCAGATGCTCGAGGATGCCGCTTTCAACGTGGAAGCCGAGCTCAACGCTGAATTCGCCGAGCGGTTCGCCGTGGCTGAGGGCACTGCCTTCATCTCTGGCGATGCGATCGGCAAGCCGGAAGGCCTGCTCACGAACGGTTCCATCGGCGAGACCAACTCCGGCGTCGCAGCCGCTGTCGGCGGTGATGGCCTGATCAACCTGTTCTATGCCATCAAGGACGGCTATGCCCGTAATGCGGTGTGGATGATGCGCCGCGCGACCATCGCCGGCGTTCGTAAGCTCAAGGACGTGACGTCAGGTCAGTACCTCTGGCAGCCCGGCCTGTCGGGCAGCGAGCCCGGTCTGCTCCTCGGCCGTCCCGTGGTCGAAGCTCCGGACATGCCTGCTGAGGGCGCCGGTGCGTTCCCCGTTCTGTTCGGTGACTTCGGCGCTGGTTACACGATCGTTGATCGCGTCGCCATTGAAGTTCAGCGCGACCCGTTCACCCAGGCCGCTTCCGGGAACATCCGGTTCATCGCTCGCAAGCGCGTCGGTGGCCAGGTCGTATTGCCCGAGGCGATCCGCAAGCTCAAGTGCTCGGTCTAAGGAGGGCAACGATGAAAGACCTCAAGAACAACATCGAACCCGCTCTCTCGCTGAACCCTGCCGCCCGCACGTCGTCTCTGAACGGCTCCGCGGTGGATCTCCAGGGCTATGAGAGCGCACTCGTGATCGTCCACTGTGGCGCGCTCACGGACGGCACGCACACCCCGTCGGTGGAGCACTCGGACGCTTCCGGCTCCGGCTATTCCGCGGTGGCTGCTGCTGATCTCATCGGAACGCTGGCGGCCTGCACGGCGAATGCCATCCAGACCGTTAGTTACATCGGTTCCAAGCGCTATGTCCGCGTGGTGCTGACGGTTGCAGGGGCTCCTTCCACGGGTGCCATCGTCGAGGCGATGGTCGCGCGCGGTAATGAGCGCCACGCTGGCGGCGTTGCAGTCTAAGGAGGTGATCCTGGTCTAGGGTGGGTGGCCTCGTAAGGGGCCGCCCATACCTCCGGGATCTGAGGAGGGATCGAATGGGGCTCCAGCTCTACGTTGCCGCGGCGACAAAACCCGTGACGCTGACGGAGGCGAAGGCTCATCTGCGAATCGGCTCGACTGAGTTCGCCGATGACGTGACCGAGATTCAGACGATCCCGCCTGCCCTGCACTCCATCGCGGGATCATTCGGGAAGGTCGGGAACACGGTCTCAGTGATCGGGTTCTCCGGCCGGCTCCTGGTGCAGCTGTCCGCGGGAACGTTCACCGGCGGCGCGACCGTCGATGTGCGAATCCGCGAATCATCCGACACGGTGGTCTGGACGACCGTTCATTCGTTCAGCCAGGTTACCGCGTCGAATGATGATCAGATTTTTGAGTACGAATACACCGGCACCGCGCAGTACCTGCGGGCTGAGGCCACGATCGCCGTGGCCGCTGCACCGTTCAGCGTGACCGTTGTGAAGGATGCGGCGGCATCACCGGATGATGCTCTCATCACCAGTCTCATCGCTGGCGCGACATCGATGGTGGAGAACTACACGCGTCGGTCCCTGGTCACGCAGACCTGGGATTTGTTCCTGGACGCCATAGTCGACCCTCAGGGACCCGTGAGCTACCGGTTCCCGCTCGAGCAGGCACCATATTACCTGTCGGGCACCCCGCGCATGCAACCGTGGATTGAACTTCCTCGAGGGCCGGTGCAGAGCATCACCCAGGTGGACACGTTCGATGACGACAACGTGGCCGTGACGTTCAACTCCTCGCTGTACTATCTCGACGGTTCCGGGCTCGTGCCGCGCCTGGTCCTCGAGCGTGGAGAGACCTGGCCCGGTGGGCTCCGTGAAGTCGCAGCCATCCGGGTTCGATACGTCACCGGGTTCGGCGCAGCGGCTGCCGTTCCGGAGCAGATCAAGCTGGCGATCAAACAGGCCGTGATGCATTTCTACGAGAACCGCACCGGCACTGAATTGCCGTCCGGGGTTCGGATGCTCCTCGACCCGTTCCGATCTCTCAGGGTGTGGTAGATGGCGTCCGGCGATCTGGTCACGGTGGATGTGAATAAGCTCCTCGTGGACTTGAGCAAGCTCCAGGGCCGCCTCGGGAATCACTCCGTGTCGCTGCGCCGGTTCCAGAACTACATGCGCACGACCACGTATGATCATTTCTCCGCACTCGGGCAGGGGGGCACGCATCGTGGCGTCACGTGGAAGTACTTTCAGAATCCGGTTCGCGTGCGAAAGACTGATGGCCAGGCTATCCCTCCTTGGGGTGGCGTTCCTCGCCTGGCTAGGATCAAGCAGTACCGCGGCACTACAGGATTCCGAGCATCTGAGTTGGGTTCGTTTTCTAATCGCAATCGCGGGAGTGGCTCTAGCATTGCTCGCGACCGTCGCTCGACTCTAGGAGAGAAGACCGTCCGTGGACGTTTGCGGGCATCCGGCAAGCGGCTCAAGGAAGGCGATCAGATCCTTCGCGACACGGACGAGCTCGTGCGTTCGGTGGCCAACTCCATCGGGCAGAACAGCATCCGGGACATCGGGCCGGTGGAGATGAAGTTCGGGACCATGGTCCCGTACGCTGAGAAGCAAAACCGCACCCGGCCGTTCCTGTTCTTCACCGAGGAGGACCGCAAGACCGCGGAGCGGATGGTCTACGAGGGATTGATCGGAGGGTCACGTGGCGGCACCGGATAAGTGGAATTGGCTGAACCAAGCCGTCAACGAGGTCGCGACCGTCCTGCGCGGGAGCACGACGTTCATGGCATCATCCGGCCTGGCCGGTGGGGTAGGCGTCGTTACCCAGGTCGTGGAGCACGACATCGAGCAGGCCGTGATGGCCAGACACGGTGTCGTGGTCGCTGCCGTGCGATACGCTGGCCATGCCCGTGCGGAGGATGATGACGCAGCCGGGCAGACCGATTACCTGGTCCGGGTGGAGATCCGGATGATGGGCAGGCTCCCGCTCGAGCATCGTCCCGCCGATCGGGTGGGTTTGATCACGAGCCTGCAACGTGCGGCGTCCTGCATCGAAACCTTGATGAGCATTGAGATCAACCCGAACGGTGGACGGTTTGCTGGGTTCTCGGAGCTTGCGTTCGCTGACGGCGCATCGTCGGATGAGCAGATAAACGAGGATGGATATTTCGCTGCCGTCACCTCGGGTATAAGACTTCAAGTGACTTTGCAGGATTCTTAGGAGGTCCCCGTGCCGCTGATTCAGTTGAAAGCAGACAGGCTCCCATGCTGGTTCCCCGGTGAGGGAGCCTGGGCACCAGGCGAGCCGATAGAGGTTTCGGAGGAGCGCGCCGTGGAGCTGCTCCGGCTCGATGCGTTCGAGCATGTCCATATCCACGATGATCACTGTTCACACGAGGAACATCCGGCCGACGAGGCCACCGAGAACCATGAGGAGGGTCTCTAATGTCGGTCGGAACATTTAATCGAATCGCCCTGGACGTCACGGGCGAGACCACGTACGGCACTGCGGTCGTCACGCTGGACAAGAGTTATCCCGTGCGGGCCGATCGTCCCGTGATCAATGTCGAGACGGTCAACGATCAGGACACTCTGATCGGCGCCCTCGAGAACGGACTCCAGTCGATCGTCACGAAGGTCACCGCGACCCAGACGATCGAGATGGACGCCCGCCTGGATGCGCTCGCGACGTTCGGCAAGTTCGGATTCGGCAAGCTCGCGACGACCGGAGCCGGTCCGTTCACGCACACGATCACCGTCGGGACATCGGCTGCCGAACGCGCGCTCTCGAGCTTCACGAACGTGTTTCAGGA